GTATTCTTCAAGCGGCACACCCAATTTCTTCGCTATTGCGACTTGGCTAGGGGTGAGTCTAACCTTTTTCCCACTACTGCGCCCAGAGGTATTGCGGGATACGGAAGCAACCGTCTGAGCGGGTCGTTTGCTACCACCGTTAAGCTTATGAGGAAACTCAGTCGCCATACGCTTGTCAAGCTCATTATAGTACTCATCGGACTGTGGGTCAAACCCTTCATCCTCCACTAATTTCTTATGCACACCAAAAGCGGCATAAGTCATAGCCTCATCGTCACCAAACCAGCTATTGCGTTGCGCCCACTGTTCGGCTTTTGGGTCAGGCCGACGGGGCTGTTGCTGCGGCATGGGCTGCTGAACTTGCTGCTGTTGCTGCGCGGCAACCTGTTGAGCGTAGCGCTCTTGCTGCATTTTAGCCTGTTTGGCACGGTCGTTTTCGATAGCCAAACTGGTTATCTTGCGCTGTGCCTCAATGACGCCGTTTGTGTCACCAACCTCAATGGCCCTAGCAAGCTCCTGCTCTGCGGTGCCCATCTGAGTTTCTACGCGAGTGCTATACTCATTAACGTAATTAGTGTCCAAAGCGTTCATACGCTTTTTAAGCTGCTCGGCTTCCGTCTGAACGCCTTGAGCATACTTAATAGCTTCTTCGCGCTGACGCTCGGCCTCACGCATTTTCTTAGTCAAGCGGTCAATCCGCTTTTGCGTGGCGTTTTCGGCTTTATCAAAATTATCTTCTTCGGAAGCGGCTAACGGCTGCTGTTCGCCATCATCATCGTCACCACCCGCAGAAACCTCAACTTCCTGTGCGTCTTCCAGATCTAGTTCAATCTGGTCTTCTTTCTTATCGTCTTCTGACATTTATAACTCCTAGAAATGTAAAATATCTTCAGGCTCTTTGATTTTGGCCAAGATTTCGTCGTCGTTAAGTAAACGAACCTCGCCACCATCAATTTTGAAACGAGAACCAGCGTAACGGGCAAACATCACCCAATCACCCTGCTCACACCACGGACCAGAAATAAACTTTTCCGTATCCTTATAAGCCAGAGGCCCCACTTTGAGGACATAGCCAACCTGTGTAGAGATAGTCTGCTCATTAACTACCGTGTCCGGCAGATAAATGCCCCCATCGGTCTTACCTTTCCCGCGATAAGGTAGAATAAGCAAACGCCAGCCCGTCGGGTCTGGCATCCTTTCTAGGAGAGAACCGCCGATAGACTCGGGGTCCAATACTTTGTCAGTAACATCCTTGTAAGCTGATGCAAGGTCTGCGACACCTGCACTAACACCTTCAAGGTCCACTTTTTGCGCTTCAGCCATTGCTTCGCTCCTGTTTATCTAGCAGGCTCTTGAGTTCCTGTTCCACGTGATCTAGGGACTTTAAGTTCCCCATGAGCTCACGATACTGCTCCATGTTCTTGACATTGTCATAAATTAACAAGTCTTGAACTGCCTGACGCCGCTCCTTGATAATTCTGAAAACAGCTTCAGCAAAATAAACTTCATCCACTCACATATCTCCGCGTTAAGTCTGATATAGTGTTATACCAGTTCCAACGCAAAGTCACGAGTTTCTTTTGCCCTTCTTAACCAACCTTTTCCGAAGGTGTCAAAGGTATTCAAGCTTTTGTAGAATTCAATGCGGCTTTTAGTCACTGACTCTATAAGCTCCGTAGACGTGTACTCAGATACAGCCGCCAAAGTCATTGGGCCGATAGCGCCGTCCTGTGTTACCATAGCCGCTTTTTGCAGGGCTTTTGCTGCGCGGCCCGGTCCGCTGTTCACGGCCCAGTCAAAAATACAGAAGTCTACACCGCCGGGCAACTCATCGCCCTTGACCTTATCCCAGTAACCGTTCTTGTAAATCTGCTGAACGTGTTCTTCCGGGATGTTTTTCAATTCGCTTACATCCTCTAAGGGACGACCAAGAAAATCCGCATACGTTTTGTGCGTAATGCCCTTGTTTGTTGCGCCACCCGGATCTTCCGGGTGATCGACAAAACCACCTTCGTGATGCAATACCATCTCAAGGCTTTTAAAAAAGTTTGCTTCCATTATTTAGTAAGTCCTTTGAACTTTTCAAAGCTACGCATACCACCAAGACCAAGCATACCAAGTAGTACAGTCATCAGGCTTTCCATATCAAAAGCAGGCATCGGTGGAACTTCGTAGCCCATGTAGGCCACAGCAAAGTCTGTCGCCGGGAATAAAACAAAGTGCGCCATTAACGCGATACCGCATGTCCAGCCAATAAAGGGCCTCCAACCCGCCACAAAAATGCTACGGTGCTTGGCCTCTTCGGCGTTAATAGCCAACTGACCTTTAGCAAGCTCTTGGGCATGTTTGTCCGCCATTGTGGCAAGCTCATGCGCCAACTTGTTCTTTTGGTCCTTGTCTTCAATGAATTTGTCTAACAGCCCAGTAACAGGGCCAATCAATGCTTGGATCATTACTTATCTCCCAACAGCAATTTAATTCTGGCTATCTCCAGTTCTAACTGATGCACCCTTTTTACTGTGTCCTGCACAGTCTGCGGTGGCTCAAAATTATCAATCCAATCATCGTTTTCTTCAACCTCTTGCATAGTCAACTCAAGGTTATGCTCCAGAAAACTGATACGTTCAGTCAGACCAAAGTACGCCCAAGTAGCAATACTTGCCGCAGCTATCATGGATACAAGATTACGCAAAGGTATGGTAATCTCTGTGCTGTCATTCATTCTGGCAGCTACTTCTCTTTCAACCTTAGTCATAATTGTGTTCCTTTTAGCGCTACGCAACGAAACGCTTTTGGCATAAGACGACCTTGGTGTATCTCTGCTATGTCGTTGCCCATCTTATAAGCGCGTTTCGTACATCTTTCCATACTTTCATATGGGCCTCGCGTATCGTGATATTCCCAACAATCCGATGGAAAAGCAACACTGCAAGCTAAAACAATGACTTTAAACATCTTTTTGCGGGGCAGGCTTATGCTCATGCCCCATCCATATGCCAAATACGCCCGTCATGACGCCCATAACCACGCTTACAAAAGCGCTCTGACTAGCTGTCGGCGCTTCCAACGCCATGAACCACTCCGCACAGCGCCATGACATTGCGGTGCTAACCAGCATCATAAACCGTGGCAGTATCTTCCATTCTAAAAACTTATCTACCGTCATAGCACCACCTTAAACAAAAATACAAAAAGTCCGAAAGTCATTAATACAACCGCCCCGGTCATGACAACTTGCTTCATGACCTCTTCAAAGTGAGCAGCTTCTTCCAGCCTTTTGCGCTCTGCTTCTGCTGCGGCCTCTTTAGCCTCTCTTATACGCTTGGCGCGTTCATCTACTATAGCTTGCCATGTACCGGGGCCAAAACGCAAATCGACAAGAGTACGCATCTCCTGCATCTTCTCTTGTGCCAGACGAGCATCTATGACTTCGGACGCAACACTAGATACGCCGAACTGATCTGCAATTCGGGCTCCTGACTTTTTTGCTCTTTTCTGCTGTACCTGCTTTTCGCCTTCAAAAAGCTGGTCTATGTACCCGGCAATCTCGCTAACGTCTTTGGCCGTGCCAATGGCCCCTTTTATACCATCAACGGCGGACTTGACGAGCGCTATGCCCGCAAGCGTTTCTGCAATCATGTAGCCCCCAAGCTATGAAATATTTACGTGGTCCCTCTGTTTTTCAGCATTTCCCGTTCCATAGCTGAGTCGATACGTGCTGCTGTCTGCCGTTCTTGGCTAGCCAGCCGCTGTTGGAATTGATCTGCCCGCATCCGCTGGTTCTGAGCCTCAAGATTGAGCTTGGCTTGATCCACTTGGGCATCGGCCTGCTCGGCTTGAGCCTTAATCTGTAGCTCTTGCTCTTTAAGCTGTACCAGAGGGTCAGGGCCTTGGCCAGACACCTGTTGAGACATCTGCTTGACCATTTGCATACCTTCGGCAACAAACTGTGCTGTCAGGCCCTCAATAGCCAGCATTTCTTCTTCAGTAGCCGCCTCGCCGCCCGCGGCTTGTCTGCTCTGAATAAACTGCACTGCGGCCCGTTCCCGCGCTGCAATCTTTACATGCTCCATAATGTGCTTCTGCAAAGCCATCGCCATCGCGGGCATACTTGCCACCATAGGCGTAGAGCCAAACACCATGTGTGCCATGATGTGCGCTTCGTGCTCCTGACCTTCAAACGCATGTAGCGGCACCATGTCCATCGCGTCGATATTCTCTTGCGCCGGATCTTTAGGTGTAGGCTCATCGTCAGGGATCCGCTTCATGATCCTGTCGGTGTCCTTGACTCCCAGCGCATCATACATGTCACGATATACCTCGTACATGTTGTGCATCTCAGGAGCAGCCCCCGCCAACTGCAACTTAGTCTGAGCCAACGCAATTCTCTGGGCCTGACTAAATACATTTGGGTCTGACACCGGTACTACGTCAACCCGGTCATCAAAATCAGTTGCCATAACGCTGGTATCTGAGCCCTCTACAGAATACGGATACTCCTGTGGCAGAAACTCCGACATCACCTTGGCAAGCAGCTTAAATTCAAGCTTCATCGCGTAGTGCAAGCGCTTATGCACCGCACTCATCACACGAGAGCCCTGCTCCAACAGCGCAATAGTTGTGCCTACAGCCGCCTGCTGGTTGCCGTCACCTACCTTCATATCGGTAATGGTGGCAAACCGCTGGCCCGCATCGACCACAAAACCCAGCAAGTTAAACAGCGTCTGATCAGGACCCTTAAATGGCAGCGGCATCAGGCTGTCACGAATAGCCCCTCCGGGAGCATCAACATCGCGAAACTCACCGGGCTGAAGCGGATCATCGTCGTCCCGGATACGCAATCCGCGGGCTTTGAAGCCCGCAGGGAGGTTGGATAGCGTTCCAGCGTCGATAAGCTGCCTCAGTGCCGCCGTGGCGGTCCGTGACAAACCGCCAATGGTGTGAATAAGCCCCAAACCATAGAAACCAAAGCCCGGAAGGAACTTATAATGCACAAAATACTGTATTTTGCGCTTTTCTGGGTCATCTTCGCGATAATTCCGCCGAATTGCCAATATTTGGCCGTTATCCTGACTAATTGTGACAACATATGGTATCTTAATACCCGTTGGCTCACCGTCATCGTCCGTATCTTCGTACCCCTCAAGGTCCAAATCAACGTGACACTCCAAAATGGTGCAGTCGTAGTCAATCTGAGACGATGACATGCCGTCGATGTTGTCAATTTCAGTAGAAACCGAGTCACTTTCCTGCTGTGCAGGCAAAACCGGGATGTCCAGATAGAACCCAGCCACCTGTTTCTTCCGCAAATCGTTCAAAGACATGCGGATACTCTGGGTTATATTAGGACAAGTCTCTAAATCTGACGTTTCATACGGCACAACTAGGTGTTCTGCCGGTATGAACTTACTTACAGCCCGATTTAGCGTCTCATCATAGTAAACTTTCTTAAATGTGGACCCTGCAAGCGGCAAATAAAACAGCATCTGGTCCAGTTCAGGCGTATATTCCTCCATCACATTGGTGATGTAGTAGTTCATAAACTGCCTTACGCGCTGTGACTGCTGCTGTTTGTCCCTTGTTTCGCTTCCCACAATAGTAGTTCGCACGGGCCCGCTGGCTGGCAACAACTCATTGAACGCCTGCGCCTGAAACTGCGTAGCCGCCTCGGCAAGCAACGGGTGCGTAACCCCAGAGGCCCCTCTGAACGGCTGGGTCCTCTCCTCGTAGTT